TAAAATAAAAATAAACTTGGCACGAAAAAAGCGCTGTTGCTTCACACTAAAAACTATGAACCGAATTGCGAACCGAATGGCGAACCGAAAAAGAACCGTAATTGATTGAAAAATACCAGATTTAAAAATGTGTTTCTGGTAAAATATATTTTCATTCTTTATTTTTGAGATCAAAATTATGTTCAATAAACCTAAGATAGATAAAGAACCGGGATTGAACGGGAATAATACTAATTATGTTTTAAAAGATAAACCAAAATCAGCCGCAGACGTTGCGAAAGTTGAAAAAATACGGGCGTATCGTAAAGAAGCATCCCGAAAAGCATCGGTTGCAAATAAAAGAATTAAAAGGTTAGAAAAAAATAATCTAACCGAAACCCCTGCCTACCAACAATATTTAAAAAACGGGGCGGTTAAATTTTCAGTTAAAGGAAAAACATATAATGAATTGCAAAAGGAAGTTTCAAAATTAAACAGGTTTATAAATAGCCAAACTTCCACTATTAGGGGAAGTAATAACGCATTAAAGGAAATAGCTTCTAACACTGGAATTAAATATAAAACGATGAAGGAATTACGGGCTAAATCTTCTAAGTTTTTCGAACTTTCAAGTAAAGTTGAACAATATTTAAGAACGGTTGATGATATGGCCAGCGCAATCGGGTATCAAAAAATATGGGAAGCGATAAACGTTTACACTAAAGAAAAAAGTATTGATTTGGGAAGCGCAACATCAAATGTTGATTCAATGGTTGACGCTATTACGGGGGCGATTAAAGAATACGAAACTAAAAGCAGCTATAAGGGCCAGAGCTGGTTCACTCGTTTAATTTAGGTGATAAATGACGCCCTTTAAAGAAATCATTAGTGAAATAAATACTTTGAGTTTCACGACAACAAAAACAAATAAAAAAATAGAATATATTAATTTACCATGCGGGTTTGATATTGAAACAACAAGCACAAAACAACAGGATGATAAAATTGCTTTTATGTATATATGGGCCATAGGATTAGGTCACACAAATAAAGTTTTTTATGGTCGAAATTGGGATGATTTTTTATGGGTTTGTGAACAATTACAAACCCTTTTAAATCTTAACTTAAATCGTAGGTTAGTTGTTTACGTTCATAACCTGGGTTACGAATTTCAGTTTATGCGACATTATTTTAAATGGTTGCAAGTTTTTGCAGTAGGGGAAAGAAAACCAATTAAAGCATTATGTTCATTTGGTATTGAATTTCGGGATAGTTATATTTTAAGCGGATTTAGTTTAGAAAATACCGCTAAAAATTTGGTAACTCATAAGGTTAAAAAATTGGTTGGTGATTTGGATTATAGTTTAGTAAGAACCCCTGAAACCCCTTTAAGTGTTTCTGAAATGGATTATTGCCGAAACGATATAACCATAATAACCGCGTACATTTCGGAACAAATAGATATGTATGGCGATATTGTAAAAATTCCGATGACTAATACGGGGCGTGTTAGGTCTCACGTTCGCCATGAATGCTACCACACAAATAAAAACCATAGAAAGAGTAGTAAAGGTAAATACATTAGATACCGTAATATAATGAAAGATTTAACAATTGACTCAAAAACTTATATTCAATTAAAAAGAGCGTTTATGGGGGGGTTTACCCATACTAACGCAAATTACAGCGGGAAAACTTTAAATAACGTTTCGAGCATAGATTTTACGTCTAGTTACCCGTCTGTAATGGTAGCTGAAAAATTCCCTATGAGTAGGTTTAAACCTATAGACGTTTTAGATTTAAACGAATTAGAAGAAATTTGTAATAAACATGCGGTTGTTTTCGATTTAAAATTAACAGGGGTAGTTAGTAAATTAAAACAGGAAACTTATATAAGTGAGTCAAAATGTTTTAAACTTTCAAACCCAACTATAAACAATGGAAGAATATCTAAAGCCGATGAACTTATTACAACAGTAACAGAAATTGACTATGAAATAATTAAGCAGGTTTATGACTGGGAAACAATTTCTGTTTCTAATGTTATATACGCTTATAAAAACTATTTACCCAAAAGCATAATAAAATCAATCCTAGATTTATATCAAGATAAAACAGTGTTAAAGGATGTTGAAGGGAGCGAGGTTGAATATATGCTTTCAAAAGGTATGCTAAATTCTATTTATGGAATGTGCGTAACCGATATTGTAAAAGATAACGCTATTTACGGGGAAGATTGGGAAACAGAAATTGTAGATATTGAAACCGAAATTGAAAACTATAACAATTCAAAAAACAGATTTCTTTATTATGCGTGGGGTTTATGGGTTACAGCATACGCCAGAAAAAACTTATGGTCTGGAATTGTAGCTGTAGGGGATGATTATATTTATAGTGATACTGACAGCTTAAAACTTTTAAATTATGAAAAACATACTGATTATATTAAATGGTTCGATTCTGTAATAATAAATAAAATGGAAACTATGTGCGATTATTACGGGTTTGATAAAAAACTATTATCGCCTAAAACTAAATACGGTAAAATTAAAACGTTGGGGGTTTGGGATTTTGAAGGAACGTATACTAGGTTTAAAGCATTAGGGGCAAAACGCTATCTAGTAGAATCAAACGGGAAACTACAAATAACTGTTGCGGGGTTAAGTAAACAAAACGGTATAAATTACATGATCGAAAAAGCCAACGGGGATTTAAGTAAAGTTTTTGAAATGTTTAATGATTCGTTATATATTCCGGCTGAAAGAACGGGTAAAATGACGCATACCTATATTGATGACGAACTGAAATTTAAGTGTACTGATTACAACGGTAAAACGGCAACAATAAACCCACTTTCTAGCATACATTTAGAAAGTTGTGATTTCACTTTATCAATAGCAGACCATTATAAACAGTTTTTACAAAATCTTTCAAAAGGCTACATTTATAAAGGATTAAAACACGTATGACTATTTTTTATAATACCTCAAAAATTGATAAGAAAAACGCCACCTATAATATGATTTTTGGCGAACGTTCCAACGGTAAAACATACGCCCTATTGCGTAAATCATTAATAAATTATTTTAATGATGGGTCACAAATGGCGTATGTTAGACGTTGGAAAGAAGACATAACAGGTAGAAGGGCGCAACGTTTATATTCAGGAATAAACGAAAACGAGGAAGTCAAAAGGCTATCTAAGGGGATGTTTACGGGCGTCCATTATTGGGCCGGTAAATTCTACCTATGCAATTACAACGAGGCAGGGAAAGCATTGTACAGCGATTTAGACGTGGTAGCGTTTACGTTCGCGTTATCAGACGGGGAACATGATAAATCAACTTCATTCCCTAGTATTTCAACAATCGTTTTCGATGAATTTTTAACAGGTCGTTTATACCTAAATGACGAATTCGTTTTGTTTATGAATACAGTGTCAACAATTGTAAGAAAACGGGATGACGTAAAAATATATATGTTGGGGAATACGGTTAGTAAGTTTTGCCCCTATTTTAACGAAATGGGTTTAAAACATATCACTAAAATGGAACAGGGAAGTATTGACGTTTATAAATACGGAGATTCTAAATTAACCGTAGCGGTTGAATATTGCGCTACAGTTAAAACAGATAAAAAAAGCAACAAATATTTCGCTTTTGATAATCCGAAATTGGAAATGATAACCGGCGGCGCATGGGAGTTAGATATTTACCCCCATTTACCTTATAAATATAAACCCCAAAATGTTCTTTTCAGTTACTTTATAGAGTTCGATTCTAATATATTTCAGTGTGAAATAATTGAATTAAACGGAACATATTTTACCTTCATCCATGTAAAAACTACTGATATTAAAGAGCCTGACACCGATTTAATATACTCGCTAGACTTTAACCCTATGTTAAATTATAATCGTAATCTATACAATCCGGTTAATAAGTTACAGGAACGGGTATTGTGGTTCTTTAAAACAGACCGCGTTTTTTACCAAAATAATGATGTTGGTGATACAGTTAGCAACTATTTAAAAATCTGTAAACGGGGCAATTAATGGATGTTATAGTTTTTAGTGAAATGATTGAAACTTTAGGGTTTCCTATTGCGGTTTGTGCGGCTTTGTTTTGGTCGAATCAACAAACGGTTAAACGATATGAAAGTGTTTTAAATGCTTTCAGGGAAACGCTAAATAACAACACAATTGCTTTAAACAAATTAAGCAACCGAATTGACAAGGAATAAATCATGTATAATTTTAAAGATAAAGCATCTAACATTAGCCAAAACAACCGCTATATGTTGGCGAAAACTATTTCAATGTTCGAGTATCAAAATTTGCCTGAATCAATCCCGTATCAGGAATTAGAAAAAATATTACAGACTTCCGGTTATGCTTTTATAACTAAAGTTGAAGGTAAACTTTATGCTTTCGCGGGTCATTTGGGGGGCGAACAGGATGTTTATGGAAACCCCCAAAAAATAACCATCAATAACATTTTTCTGAATTTCAACAAAATTTTAAACGTTGAAACAGACGGGATTTTAATTAGAAGCGACGATTCCTTACAGGGGCTTTTGCCGCTATTTAATAAGCATAATTTTATGCTAGTTGAAAACGATATAAATATGATTTTGAACGGGTACAACAACCGTTTACAAACCATGATAAGCGCCACCGATGATAAGACTAAAGTCAGTGCGGATAAATACATTGAAAATTTAGTAGCTGGCAATATTGGGGTTATAGGGTCATCCCCTATGTTCGAGGGGGTTAAAATTCAATCGGGGGGAAGTCAACAGGGTAGCTCGGTTACTACTTTAATTGAATACCACCAATACATTAAAGCAAGCCTATTTAATGAAATAGGATTAGATGCAAATTTCAACATGAAAAGGGAACGTGTAACGAAAGGGGAAACAGAACAGGGGGATGATATACTTTACCCGTTCATTGATAATATGATGAAATGCCGCCTTTCAGCCATTGAAAAAATCAATGAAAAATACGGGCTAGAAATAGCCATAGATTACGGGTCTGTTTGGAATAAGAAAAATAAAGAACTGGTTGATGATATTGTAACCGCAACAGTGGAAGCGCCAGACGTAACGCCAGACGGGACGCAAGACGGGACGCCAGACGTAACGCCAGACGTAACGCCAGACGGGACAGTAGAAGCGCCAGACGTAACGCCAGACGGGACAGTAGAAGCGCCAGACGTAACGCCAGACGTTGAAGAAAACAGCGAAAACTCAATCGAACCGAATAACGAAATAGAAAGGGGTAATTTATCAGATACTCAATTAGAAGAAACGACAGAAATTTTATCTGGCGAATCATCGTTGCAATCGTTGAACGAATCATTGCCCGAAAAGATAGAAAAAACCGCGAATAAGGAAACAGAAAAATCTGAAATTGAAGAAATGTTGAACGATGAAACGTTAACCGATGAAGACCGGGAAACACTTCTATTAATGTTGTCTGAATTAGAAGGGGTTTAAAATGACTGAAAAAACGTTAAAAGAATTTTTAGAAAATGAAAGTTTGTTTGAAAAAATAAACCAATTGGAAAGTTTCCCGTTTCTAATTAACAACGTTTCAATTATGGATTTAATTCTGATAACTAACTATGGAAGCAAAAAAGTTTTTTCAGCTTTTGAAGGTAATAACATACAAACCATAGCCGAAATGTTGGTTTTAAATTTTCAAAATAGTTGGGAAAATTACGTTAAAATAGAGTTGTTGACGGATAACCCCAACAGCCGCAGGGAAGTTACAGAAACAACTAACCAGACTGAAACGCGGTTGAATAGTAAATCAGACGTTAATAAAATTTCGGCTTATAATTCGGAAGATTTAATAAACGATGGGGGGATGAATACAGACGGAACCGATGACTTAGACGGTGAAACGGTTCGGACGTTGGTTGACGAACAAATAAACCAAAAACAGTCTTATGAACTGTTGAGTATGGGAGTAAAGAATAGTATCATCAAATCTGTAATGAACGATATTTCAGGTTATCTAACGTTAGATATTTATTAAAGGGAAAATGATTATGAAAGTTACCCAGATTTACGCACTTGTTAATGAAGCGACAAAAGGAATGCTAGGGGAAACCCTAGTTGTTGAGGAAGATCTTTCTAACATTGTTGATATTGGTAAAGCAATTGTTAATGCCGATGACGTGGATACATACGTTAAAAAATTGGTTAACCATATCGGGAAAGTTGTTTTTTCCGAACGTTTGTACGCTGGTGGCGTCCCTTCCGTTCTTATGGATTCCTGGGAGTTCGGTTCGGTTCTCGAAAAAGTTTCTACAGAAATGCCGGAAGCTACCGAATCCGATTCATGGAAGCTAACCGCAGGCCAAGAATATTCCCCCAACTTTTTTTATGAGCCTAAAGTTAGTGTTAAGTTTTTCAACAGCAAAGTTACTTTTGAAATTCCGCTTTCCTTTACTGAAATGCAAGTAAAAGAAAGTTTCTCAAATGCTAACCAGTTGAACGGTTTCCTTTCTATGCTGACAACCAGCGTAGAAAATTCAATGACCGTTAAACTAGACGCCCTGATTATGCGAACCATTAATAACATGATCGGTGAAACCCTTTATGATGGTTTGTTTGATGGTACTATTTTTGATACAGCCGCAACCAGCGTAAAAGCGGTTAACCTGTTGAGCCTTTATAATGCGGAATACGGAACTACCCTAACCGCCGATAAAGTTCTTACAGATTCCGACTTTATCCGGTACGCCACCTATACGATGGGTTTGTATGTTGATCGTATGGCTCGGGTTTCTACCCTGTTTAACATTGGGGCGAAACAGAAATTTACCCCGAAAGATATGCAACATTTGGTTCTTTTGTCTGACTTTGCTAAAGCGTCTGAAACGTTCCTCGTTAGTAATACTCAAAATGCTGACAGGGTTACACTACCTACGCACGAAACCGTCCCCTACTGGCAAGGAAGTGGCACTGATTACGCTTTCAGTGAAGTATCAGCGATTAACATTATTAAAGCTGGTGGAACTGAATTGAGCGTATCGGTTGATGGTATTCTAGGGGTTATTTTTGACCGTGAAACAATCGGGGTTTCTAACCTAGATCGACGGGTTACAACTAATTACAATCCGAAAGCAGAATTTTATACAAATTTTTATAAATTCGATGCTGGTTTTTATAATGATTTGAATGAAAATTTTGTTGTGTTTTTCGTAGGGGAATAATTACCCCGTAAAATTAATCAGGGGATGCTTATTGCATCCCCTTTTTTTTGAGGTTACAAAATGTTATTAACACTATATAAAACTTTAGACGGTGACAACGTTATAAATAAAGTTTTAACTAACGCGGAAAATTTCACAATAAATCTAAAATCTGATACTGATATTAGATCGCCTGAAATTGTTTTAAAAACTGTTTCGTCTGTTGATTATAAAGATTATAATTATTGTCACATTCCAGAATTAAACAGATTTTATTTTATAAGGGAAATGGTGATATTAAATAACACTGTTTTTAAATTGATTTGCGAAACCGATTGTTTGGAAACTTTTAAATCTGATATTATTTCTAGTAATTGTTATTACATGAAAGAAATTTCAGCAGGAGAATACGGGGAAGTTAAAGTAAATAAAACAGGCAACCAATTGGTTAATAATTACATTAGTTCAATTGAAATGGTTGAAAGCGATAATGTAATTTTAAGTCTGTTAAAGGGGAAAGTTTATGGCAACTAATATTGATGTTTTTTTTGTTGAAGGCGAAAACAATTTCACCATTGATATAATGGAATGGGACGGTTATATTTATGGCGCTGTTTTGGAAACCATACCATTAGGGGCGAATTTTAATTTAGTTGAAGCCGATTATGCCAACAATTCAAGAATGG